CGCACAATGATGCCACGGACCTTGTAAGAAGCTTCGCTTTAGTCCAAGATAGGACATGGAATTCATCCTAAAAAATAGAGGGAGAAGATGGGGAGCAGGTTAACCTCTTCCCCCTCGCACATAAGACTGCCCACGCAGCTTATGGACCGTGTATACGTTTCAAGTACGCCTCCAATTGTTCTGGAGGTATATTTTTAAAAAGCTCCATTAACTGTTGTTGAGCAGTAAGACGAACTCGTTTTTCACCAACAGCAGGTTTTTTAACTACTTCAAGAAGTTTATTTACAGAATCAACATACTCTTGAAGAGTTATATCTTTATGTGGACAAGTACCACCATTTGAACTTTTTCCACAATTACAATTGTAACAAAGAATCTGGTAAAGATCAGGTCTATGCTGCTTAATAGCCACAGCCATAATCTGATTACACGCAAAATCTTTTCTGTGTATATTACCATCATCCTTAACATGGTCAAGAGTTAAAAATCTCGGATCAGATTCTCCACAGCAAATACAAATACTTCCATACATTGCTATGAACTTCATCTTTGTTCCAAGTCTATCCCTTAACGCATAACAAGCTTTGCATCTACTTTTATATGACGTTCTTTGAGTAAAACCATACTTAGCATTTTGCCCATCGAAAGACACATCAAAGGATGTTAAAGCTTTCAATTGTCCACATTGAATACAAACCTTACCTTCCATTTTTCAACTCCTCAACAAGCTCCAAATAATGAGCCTAGCGCAGAACCTAGCATTGCGCCAAGACTGAGGGCGCAAAATGCTATAACTGGACCCTGCGTGCCCCAGACTCCTTGCCATCTTGTAGCACCGGCACTCATTCTCAGGCGAGTTTTTTGTTTGATCGCATCTGTGTCGAAATCATCGTCAAAATCTGTAGAAGGACGCTCACGATGATAGACACGCATTGAATGATCAGTTTTCGCCGCGACTAAGTACCAATTCGATGGAGAATTGAGCCACGGAATCTCAAGATTCTTGTAATCCTCAGGCAACAGAGAATTGATTGTATTATCTGATGTGTAAGGTTTACCAGGAGATCCCAAGATCTCTCTTACCAGAAAGCGTAGCTCTGGAGGAGTTATGAGATTCTCCCAACGCAAACGAATGGGAAATCCCATATTGTCAATCATACGAGCTGCGTGATTTGTGGCGAGTTGAAGTCCAGCTACGCTAAAATCTACATCAACAGCTGGACGATTAGGCCAAGTGCCAGCTAGAGAAATTACACCAGCTGCTCCAGGCGCCAAGTTTGTAGCTGCTGCACCACCTAGAAGTGGATGTTGATTGAAGAAGAGTGGATTGCCATCAACACTTTGTACAGAGGATGTGAATCCCATGTTAAAGACATTCCATGCTACCATCTCTTGCGTAAAAGCAGCAGACCGCGCAAGAAGTTGTGGCCCTTTCTTACCCGTTAGGCCATACTTATCGTCATCGTAAAGTTCTCGGGAAGTTCTAATCCCAAGAGAATAAGTGAGATGGACGAATCTTTTCGTTCCACCTTGCTTCATCTCTGTATAAACAGTTGAAGCATCTTCGGGCTTCTCTTGTAAAGCAGAGATTCCCGCCATTTCCAGCTCTTGCTCATACTGCTGATCCGATTTTTCTTCATTGAAGACCTTCGGATAATCAGATGCCTTGAGCTGAGAGTCGAGAGAATCGAAATAAATCTTCTTTAATCCCGGCTGCATGAGTTGAGGAAACTTCGCCCTAACTTGAGGCATTTTTCAGATATCCTTTCTGCGCTCTCAGCGCGGTCTTCTAGAAGCCTTGGACGGCGTTCGCTGGTACAAACACAAAACGAACTCTAGCATTAACGCTAAAGCCATCAGAAGTGTTGATACCAACAATTTGCACGCAGGTATTGGTTCCAGCAGTGGCCTTATTCTTATCCACATACCAGAACCTATTCGCATCCTTCGTCATTCCATAAAGTTTGCCAATATCTGCCTGCGTTGGAGTGTAATCAGCAGCTACAGAGCCGTTGGAATTGTCAAAAATCGCCTCGAATACATTATCCGCGTCAGGGGACATGAACAAAGTGCGTCCATCTGCTACAGGTGTACCAAGAGCGATGTTTACAGCATTTGGCTGGTTTGGAATTGGAGGATTTGGATATGTTTGAACTGCGCCACTTCCAGTAATTCCACCCCAAGGAGGAGTAGGCGCACCCGCTCCACCAGTTGCGTAGTTAGCACCTGCGGATTCAGATACGCCAAGGATCGCGTTTGTAAAAGTCGCCGCGTCCCACTCTTTCACGTATCCTACACCATCAGGATCAGCTCCAATCGTAATCATAACTGGAGCACCATTAACAAACGTTTGTGACCTAGCTTCAGGCATTCCATAAGTGAACGGAGTTGTGTTCGCCTTATTCTGCACCTGAATGATAGGGAGATGAGTAGTTAGGTTTGCACCCGCCATTTCTTTCCCTCCTTTTAGGTGTCAGTATGGTAAAACTTGTAAGCTCCGCTCGCAAAAGCCTGATCAAGTGCCGGATCTCCAAGAATTACCTGTTCCATCAACTTTCCCTTCGCGTTCTCTTGCGCCTGAGCAGGTTTTAGCTGATTCTTACTCATTTCAGCGAATCGTCTAAGCTTAGCAAAACGAATTCTTTTATGAACTCTCATACAAACAACGTCTTGATAAATATAGAGTCCCTCAGAATCAAACTTCAGAGGAGCTTGGTACCCTTCTGGTAGATGCTCTCTCTTGAGGAACTCAAAACCTTCAGCGAGCTTTGCGCCTAATTGGCGCTGATCTCGATTTACCCAAATAGGTACATACTCTTCGTCTTTAAGTATCACATTCATGTAATCAGGAATATCATGCTCTATTACAGGAATGTATACTCCAGGAGTGAAGATATCCTTTTCCGAAAGAGCCTTGTAGTCCGGCTCTTTCGGACTGAATTGCTGTACTGCTTCAACTTTCCTATTGTCAAGCACACGCTTAATTATATCCTCAAGAGTCTCAGAAGAAACTCCAGCAGTAGCAAGAGCACCAGCCATAGCAGCAGGATCATTAGGTATCCGAGAACTGGCTTGTTGCCTTTGTGCATCTACCTTTTTTTGAGCTTGCTCATGTAACTGCTCCGGTGTTAGTCCTGCGGCTTGAGCCTTAATATTAGGATCAGACATAACCTACTCCTTGATCGTAACACATTTTGGCATAATCCTCCGGCGTCATTCCAGCAAATTTTGCAGCTTTACGAATATCGTCATTGATCTCTAGATCAAGTTTCTTTTCTTCTGTTCCTGTTCCAGCTGCGCCAGTTGAAGTTCCGCGCGAACCACTAGAAGACGCAAAGCGAGATTTAAGTTTACCCTCTCTAAGTTCTTCAGAGTGTTTTCCAAGGACTGTCCAATAGCAGTTTTCGACGACGCTTGGATCATTTCGAGCTTGGAGATTTTGGACGCTAAGAAGCTTGTCGATTTCATTTTTGACATCTCCAGTGTAATACTGGAACTTCTCAGTATTCTCAAAAACATCGCGCTTCACATTGTCCGCGCGAAGGGTGAGAATCGCCACTGCTTGATCCTGCGTTCCTTTTTTAATCGCAGCCGCTGGATCAGTAAGAATGAGATTTTGAAGTTCATCGTCGTTCAAAGCCTGTGCGTCAGCTTGAACCTTTCTGCGCGCTGCTTCTGCCGCAACTTCCTTTTCTCTCTTTTGCTCATCAAAATAAGCAGTAATGGAATTTAATCCATTCAATTGTTCACGCATTTTCGCTAGATCATCAGAGACAGTTAGAGCTTTATCCAGCTTCTTTTGCGTCTCATCATCAAGTTTAATTTCAACTTGATCCTTCCCATCTTTCACTTCTTTCTTCATCCAATCCAAGAACGGCATATCTGCTCCTTAACTTTGTGACTTCGCGAAATTATCTTTCTGCTTCTTTTGCGCGTCGAGTACCATCTCCAATGAATCTACTGCCATTGGTAAATTCTCAAGCATCGCAATCATATTCCTTTGCGCAAGAGCTACCATCATTTTGGCTTTAAACTCATCAGAGGTTTCGCCATTTTTATTCTGATAGCCCCAAATTTCAGCTTCTTTCTGTATCCTCAAACTACTGAGGAAGCTGTGGAGTACCTGGAACTCCTCCAAACTGTACAGCTCCTTGAGGGACGCCTTGAGTGGGATTAGGTCTTCCATTCGATTGATTTGCATTTCCTGCTCCTTGTGGTGGTTGCATAGACATTGCTACAATGTCTTTGATTTGTGGTAATAGAGTCTCCACATTAGTTTTGTTGAAATTACGCAATAGATCTTGCATCAAGAGTCTATTTGCAATTAACGCTTGAGCGTAGTACATTTTTAATGGAGGAGGGATTTGTGGATTCATAACCGCTTCAATTATTTGCGCCTGCGCTTGAACCCAAGCTCCCATTTTATCTGTAAGAAGAATGTCATTTTGGCGCTCTAATTCCTTATTATACATTGCAGATGTAGGACGCATGTACAGTCCAAGAGAGCCATTTTTGAAGTTATCCAAAGCTTTCCTTAAAGCTTCTGCATTATCTCCATAACGTCTCAAACGCCCGCCAATTCCCCAATGAGAATACATCTTTAAGAATTTAATTCCCAATCTTACATGAAATGTACGCATATCTGCTGTTCTTATATTATTTCTATTATTCTGTTGCGCCATTACCATAGACGTTCCCGCCGCGCTGTATATACCTCGTTTTGGGTTGACAATCCCACCTCCCGTACCGCCGATCGCAGGATCAATACCTGCGCGTTCCTTGGCAAGAGCTGAAATAAATTGATCAGGTCCGTCGTTATAACCTGTGTCTGCTCCGGGTTTAAGTAACTCAATTTCCCCTTCTTTTGCAGGAACCGCAACACCTGGATAAAATTCGAGAATACTTGAGAGTTTACTTTCTGGTGAGACACGCCACACCCCCATCATGTTATAATTACGATTGTTCGTGCGCCAATTAGAGTTATTCGATAACTCTTTTTGATACGCATGTAGCATCTCAGCGTAACCTTCGCCTAAATATGTCTCATCATCGTAAGAGAGTTTTACATCTTCGATGGGATCAATATTGTCTGGATAGTTGTTATATGTAATATACAAAATCTTTTCTTCATGTTTCCAATACTTCGCGCCAAAGCTAAATGTTTGTTCACCCTTCTGGTATTTGAAGAAGAGGTTATAAATATACCATCTAGCCGCGCCAGTGTCAATTCCACTACCGAATGAAAATTGCTCATTAATTTCTCGCTCCATTTCAGTTTCTTGTATTGCATCAGGACTATTGAGCATCTGCTCTATATCCGCATCCTTATAGTACGGACTCTTCGAGGGCAAGTTTTTTACATCCCAATAATCGAGAGGTTGTATAAAGCCATAAAATTTCATGTCTTGTAAATTTGACGAAGATGGATCAAACAACGCTCTATTGAGGGGGAGAAGTTCAGGATGTGGGCCATCCCTGCGTGTGACCTCGCGCGGTTCACCATGAGGTAGTGAACTGGAGCTTTCTCCCCCTCCTATATATGTATACTCTATCTCTTTAGTATACTCATAAGGAGTATAAACCCATCCTGTTCCATACTTTATCGCGCTATGATCAGCGGCTTGTTCTACTCTATAAAGATCCAATTCCTCTGGCGTATACGCCATATCCATAAGAAATTGCTCTAAAATTTGTTTTTGGCTATTCCCTTCTTTATTAGGAATATCTCCACCAAGAACTGCTGTCCAAAGAGGATCATAAAGCCAAATAGAGCCAATAACTCGCGAGAGTAACTCATCTGAGAAAGTGCCTATGAGTTGAATTACTAAATTCGCTGCTCCAGGCCAAGGCCAATCTACTTCTTTATTTTTAGGTCTACCTTTATATAAACGTACATATTCAGGAAGTTTCTCAGTTCTAAAGGCTTGTAGCCTCATGTCTAGATGTTTCACTTTATCTTTTATAAAAGTGCATAAATCTTTATACTCTTCTTTTCCCCAATCACTTTCGCGCAATAAAATTGGAGGCGTATATGGCATTTACTTCTTCCCCTTATCCTCCTTATACATTTCCTTGCGTCCAGCTTCACCAATATCTTCTTGCTGAAGTTGTAATCCAGCCTTTCCTAACTGTTTCATATATTCATCACTTCTTTTTACTCTTTCTCCTTTTGATGTTAATGAACTCGTACCAACACTCCTTCGCATAGCCATTGCACTTGCGGTATCACGAAGTAAGTCTCTATTTCGTTCTTGCTCTTTTTGAGTTTGCCTCGCAGCTCTTGCAGCACCCGGTTTGTAATCTTGCCCATTCGTGACTCTCGCTTTTGCCATTTTGATTCTCCTTATTTATATGGAGGCGTCCTTGCTCCTCCAAGATCGCGAGGCGCTCTCTGTGATTCAAAACCTTTCAAGCTTCCGCTTGGCGAGATACGCTCCTTAATATCACTAACAGCGCCTTTCACAGAAGCTATAGGCTGTTGTACAAGATTCCTATAGCCTTCACTTAAGGAGAATCCCCCTTTTTCGAAGAAGACTCTTTTGTCCTATCTTCAAGATCTTTCGAGATAGGATAATTCGAATGATCATCAGATATTTTAACCTTCGCCATGAGCTTTGCTCCTCCTTATAGCGTGAAACGCTGCTTGCATCCCATAGCCGCTGCGCTAAAAATGAAAAACCGCTTGAATCTCATAGCGGCTAGCGCCGCACTTTACGCACTTAACGCTCTTACATTCTTGAGATAAAGCGCCTTACGCTGCTCCAAGAACTCTGAAACTTCATCTTCAGATACTAAATCAAATTCCCAAATCTGAGGTCCATAAGAGAGAACATCGAGGAGATCTATAAGATACCTCTTTTGTCCCCAAGCCTCAGCTTCTTCGCGAATTTCGCTTGAATTATTAGCATCAAGCCAAACTTCATGCCTCTCTATAATAGGAATGAAGTTATCAATACGCTCCTCTTTCGCGCCTACTGTTTGAGGAGTTTTGAGTTCTACAATCTCAATCCCACTCAAATCTGGATATTCTTTGCGATTTCGGGCTATAAAATACCTAAGATGGTAAAGTAAGAACTTCTGCGAAGCTACACCTTCTACGTGAATTTTACGCAATTTCCATTTTAAGGCTAAGAAAAACAACTTACGAACGAAGTTCTCAATAGAACATGCTTCTGCCCATTGATCCAATACGTAGATCCTTCTTGGATCTCGCTGTATCCCAGACACCACAATAGCATGGCGGCATCTTCCCCCTTTGCCAGGCTCGCCTGTACTGTGTTGTCCTCCGTGATTTGGGTCAACAATAATAAATCTTTCGAGATTTCTCGGATATACATCTTTCTCAACATCTCCATCAGCTACATGATGCCTAATCGCGATACGATATTGCGCAGCTGGAGCAATTTCCTGGGTTTCATTCACCCAAATTATCTTTGGCGTAGCGGCAGCGGTGTACGTGCGCTCAAAGTGAAAAAAGCGGAAATCTCCCATGTTGATTTTGGCTTTAGTCGGGTCAATAGGAAAATTGAGAAATTGGCAGGAGAAATGATATGTACCCAAACGCCGCTTCCATCGTAGAAGCTTTTCTTTAGTGAATCCCTCTGGATATATTGGTTCACCGAAAGGATGTAATGAACAACACCCTCCGAGTGCTGCATGGGTTGTCCAAGTGAAGTAGGGTTCTTCTTTCCGTATGTGTGAATTGAGATCGTCTGTACTCCAGCGATTACCCACCACGAGTTCATCGAAATCCCTCCCTGGGTCATCTGAGTCAGAATCCGTCGCTCCTACTAATACTTGATGATAATCAATCGTATCTTGCATTACAACGGCACTTTTTCTAGCTTCACGTCCAACGAGATCGTCCTGAACGCATTTATTGTAATGTCTCGATTGTAAAGCGGCACCAACGCCAATAAAATCAAAAGTGCCTTCTCCGTGTCCTCTTCCTGCACTGGTACGTCGTTGATGTAAAGAATCGGCTGTCCACGTTTCTCGCTCAGTAGGGAGAATATCGAAGAAGAGTTCTCTAAAGAGGTCGTTATTTTCATAATGGTTCGCGATTCTACCACCAAGTTTGGTCGCATTCTTAATCGTCTCCGATACTAAAATTATGCGTACATCTTGATTATGAGTTCTTTTCATCCATTGAATATATAAGTCGTTGTATCCTAAATTTGTGAAATAATCCTCCTCGCGATGGCCGAAAGGAAGTGCCCACCATATAGGAGCGCATTCGCTGTATACAGTACTTTTTAAGTGATCCCGAGGTATTTCTATACCTTCTTTTAGTCCATCTTTCATTACAAGCAAACACATCTGGTAATGAAGATTTCTTTTTAAATCTGGATTTCGCGAGAACTTGTTTCTGTGAAGTACAATGGTTGAAAAATAATACAGATCCATTAAAGAGTTTAATCTGAACGCAAGGCGTTTCGCATTCCCCTGTATTAGTTCTGTAGGAATAAGACGATAATTGAGGATAGCTTCCCTTGGGATAATCTTCTCCCCCAGTAATCCATGCTGTAGAGAGTCTAACGAGGAGAGAGTATCTCGGATTGTTTTCTCTTCCAAAAGCACTCAAGCTTCGCTTTTCTCCTGCTCTTTAGAAGTAAAACTTCTTACAGCGCGATCGTACTCATCCCAATCTAAGCCAAGGATAGAACACATGAGCTTTTCTACCTCAGTCGCGAACATATGTTGGGTATGATAAGGAGCTTCAGGGTTTGATCCTGGATCTTCGTCATCAAGATGATCTAGATCCCATTTATCAATATCTGATGTTTTTATATTATCTTGATGGCAAAGAAATGATTCAACAAATTCATGAATCATTACGCAGAATTCCATCTTTTCCGCAGCTTTCACTTCTTCCGTAGAAAGCATTGCGTTGCTGTGCGCAACCGCCGCACTAAAGTCAGAAACTCGGATAATAATTTCATTTATATGTTTATAGAAATAATCACCTACCGTATCATAGCGTTGCGCATTGTGAGGAATTGTTTCAATCTTAAAATTCATAAAGCTTCACTCCCTTCAGAAGATTCTAAATCTTCTAACGCACTCTGTTGTTCGTTCTCTGAAAGTGCGTCGCTTCCAGATGTAAATGCTTCATGTACTTTAAGTATATTTTCTACACTATTTGTATCCAAAGCAACTGGCGCTGAACTTACGTTCCTAATCACTCTCATTATATCTTCGCTGTCTTTATCAGTTTTCTCGAAATCAAAGAAGGAGACTGGCTTAAGCTCAGTGCGCGATACTTTAGCAAAGATGTCTGATCTATCGAGCACATCTTTTGCAACATCCACCTGAAGTTTACGCTCGGCGTAATTTTGAGGCTGAGAGAGTAAGGTATTAGCGAGGGTCTGTAAAGCAGGTGGTAAGAGCTGTATAAGAAGCTCTTTTCGTTGATCTTTAATCTCTTGAAGTTTAGCATCTTGATCCAAGATGATTCCATGCGTAATCCTCATTCGAACGATTAGATATTCTGGCATTTTCTTCAGATAACGCAAGCGTGGTACAGATATAAAAAGCATAGGCGCAATCGCTGCCTCAGGAAGTCCCGCATTCTCCATTCGCGCGATCAGCTCGAATCTTCGCTGCGCCTGGAACGAGGAGTTCCGTGAAGGAGCGCCACGTTTACGCGCTACCGGAGCTGGACTCAGACCCGGCGTGCTCGCAGGGCTTTGCCTCAGGGAACCGCCGTAATGTAGTGTCGTTTGATTTGAACTCATGATCACTGCGCTCCGCGCTTCGCGCAAATTCTTGTAACTTTATTACATAATTCACTATGCTCTTTATTAGAGGAGAGCGCTCTACGTGTCTATACACTTCTTCCATGCATCGCATTATATGCGCTCCTGCGAAGCAGTGTCAAGCACGAAGTGCGCATTTTACGCCCTTAAATTAGTGCTCGCTACGCGAGAGCGCGAGGGTATTATCCTCATGCCTCTCTATATCTTTAGGATGCTTTAGCATCTTTAAGATGCTTCAGCATCTTCAGTCTCTCTAGAGATGCTCTTTATCTTCAGCATCTTCAAGATGCTTCAGCATCTTATTCTCATTTTAAATTTATGAAAAAATTATTTGTGAAGTACCCCGCGTTTTTCTCATCGAAACTTTTTTTTGAGGAGTACCCTACGGGGGTATGGTATGGCGCATAGATGTAAACGTTTACATGCGTCTCACATTGTGGGAATGAAAACGTTTACAAAAAATAATCTTGTTACACCAGAGATAAGGCCTGCTATTATGTATCTACATGAGGTTGGCCACTTGCCGCCTTTGCCTGTATTGCGTCTGTCAGCAGACCTGTCTGCGATATGCCCATTGTGCGGCTATCGTGGATTCCTGCAACAATACAGTCATGCCATGATCTTTCTGGTTACGGTCTTGCCACAACCGTACAATTGAATAGTATTCACCCTATACAAGCGGAGTGTGCGCGATGCGCAATCTCAGAACTAAGTAGGGTAACGACAAATGTATCCTTTGGTGGGTAGTGATATAAGGATACAGGGTACGCAACAAATCGTTACAGTCTGAGATGTAAGACGCTAGGGCATTCTGCTAATAGAGTGAATCAATGAGATGCTGAAAACTGTCCACCATACAGAGTATGGAACTAAGGCGAAGATATGAGCCGGAGACAGAATCTAGCCGCTAGATAGCAATAGCGTGAAGGGATTGCATCTCATACAGCCTAAGCTGTGATCATAGTTCTACCGTAATCAAACTATGATCACAGGTTAGACCTGTAGAAAACGAGAATACTCAAATGACAAAGAAAATGGAAACTCGCGAAACCGAAACCGAAACCATCGACAATAACGCAACCGAAACCAAAACCCCTGCAATTCCCACAGTTGAGGAACTGCTTGTAAAAATTGCAGAGCTCGAAGCTACAGTTAAGGGAATGTTCACTTTCAATCCCTATCTGTATTTGAGCGAAAATCAGCAAAAGCACATTAACGGTCGTTTCAATAAATCTTGGATCACTCCACGTCAAGCTGGAATTGATTCACTGCAAAAGCAGAATCCGGGCCTTGATTACTTCCAAGCATGTTTCACCTATAGCTTGATGGAAGATGCGGATAATCTAATCCTTAGCAAGAAGATTGCTAAGGCAGCCGACGCGATGCTTGACGCATCCGATGGATTGTTTGGAAACGAACCATCAAAGGATGCAGCATTACATAGCATTCAAACAGAGTATGAGAAGATAGATGTAATTCACCAACCAGCAGTGGGAAAGCGCTTTAGAACACTGTTAGTAAAGGGGAACACATCTATAAACGCATCCAGAATGCTTCAAATGATTACGGAAAAACTGGATGTGAGAGAAGCGGAATGGGTGTAAACACCCCGTCACGAAAAAGAGGGGAGCGCAAGCTCCCCATTCTTTTATCAAAATATATCCATATGTATGGATATGCTTTGATAAGAGAATAGAATCTCTCTCTCTTAATCTCTCTCTCTCTCTCTCTCTCTCTTAATCTCTCTCTTTTAATCTCATTTAAAAAAGGGCTAAGATTTGTGTGTTAATAGGCTAGGGGGCATAGGGTAAGAACCCTAGAATCAAGCACTTAGCGCGTAAAAAGCGCTATGGTCAGTAGGCTATGTATATGACGCCGGTGCTGCGCTGTTGCGCGTTTTGGTATGTAAAAATTACACCCTAAATAAGAGTGTTTTAAATATGTTCTATTCTATATATATATTAAAAAAAAAAAAAAAAATAATAATAATAATAACAATAATAAATTTTTAAATAGAGCACATGCAAAAAGCGCATCTCGCGCGCTCAGGCGCGAGGAGGGCGACATATGCATGGGGTAAAAACCATGCGAAAAAATAGCACGCATGTCGCACAAAACAAAGGCGTTAGCTCACACCCCCTACCTCGAAAGACTTGACAAATAACATGTTTTTGCTATAATCCAAAACATGACAATTCAACAAATTCTCAAGCGATTTGAAGAAGCGAAGGATGAGTATAAACTTGCTTGCTTAATGCGTAAGGAGATTCAAAAGAGTGTGGGTAATCCATTCTCTCCTACGGATGAGGAAGCAGCAAAGCTTTATCTTGCAAGCAAATGCTATAAAGCAGCTTGCCGAAAGTTCTACATAGAGAGTCAAGAGTGTAGAACACAAATGATTCTCCTCTTAAAAAGAGGGATTGGACCTTCTAAGAAAGTATTAGAAGAGGTAATGACAGATGAATTGAAGAAAGAAACTTTCCTAAACTCTCCAGAGTTTGAGCAGTATAGGAAAGATGCGCTTGAAATTTTAAAGAAAAAGAAATGAAAGAACAGAACAAAGGAGAATAAGAATGGGAATCTCAGAGAACTCTCGCAAAATAATGGAAGATAAGATCTCGCGTATCTTCCCCGATGTTTTACCTGAAACATTAACATGGAATAGGCTTTGCCTTCTATATCTAGAAGG